AAACCGCTACCTGTCTCCGAACTCCACAAGCGGGCTTGCCGGGGTGGTCGTATTTGACGACGACAGGGCATATTCGCACCATGCCAGCGATCCATTTGACAGCGCCCATACCTTTGACGCCTTCGACCTCTTTGCCCAATACGAGCATGGCGGCGATGTGGCAAAGGCCGTCAAGGCGGCTGGCGAATTTCTGGGCATGACGCGCGAAGCCGTTCCGGAATACGACGCAGAAGCCATTGCCCACGGCGCCAGCGTGGCCAGCATGATCATGCCATCCCTGCGCCGAAGCGAAGCCATGGCCGACCATCTGCTGAGCGTTCCTGGCGTCCTGCAAGACGCGGTAAACTGGTTCAACACAACCGCAGTCGCCCATCAGCCGCAATTCGCCGTTGTCTATGCGCTGGCCTTGGGCTGCACCGTCATGGGCAGGCGATGGAGAACCGATGCAAACAATTACTCAAACTGCTATTTCGTCTGCATCGGTCAAACCGGAAGCGGCAAGGAATACATCCGCAAGGCTCTGGTCAAAACCTTGTCAGATTGCGCCCTTGAAAAACTGATAGGGCCGAGCGGATATACCGCAGGGTCTTCGGTCCTGTCTGCCCTCTTGGACAAACCCGCGCATGTCATGGTGATGGATGAATTCGGGCAGAAGCTTAAGCAGGCGAGCGCGAGGGGCAACACCAACGCGCAATCAACCCTGACGGCGCTGATGGAAGTCTTCGGGATGCAGGACGGGATCTTGCTGCCGCAGGGATACAGCAAGGCCAGCCTGACCAAAGAGCAATCCGAGCGGCTGGATAGGCACGTCAAACACCCCAGCCTGACAGTCGTCGGGCTTTCGACCGTCAATGACTTTGCCGAAGCCATCACATTCGGAGACGTGGCCAGCGGCTTTCTGAACCGCTTCCTGATCATAGAGACCGACAACGCCTTGCCGAAGCAGCGCGTCACTAGGCCCCTGCCAATCAGCGACAGGCTAAAGGAGTGGTGCATCGAAACAGCACAGGCATGTGATCCGCAGGGCGGTTTGATCGGCGCGACAGATAGCCATGATCTGCCGCCGCAGCCCGTAGTGATGGATTTCTCGGCAGACGCCTTGCGGCTCTTGGACAAGATCACAGACGCAATCCACGACTACCGCACGAGCAACGCTCACGCCGCGTTGAGCGATATGAAAAGCCGAAGCCGGGAAATTGCCATGCGGCTGGCCCTCGTGATTGCCAGATCGTGCGGAGAGGCGCAAATCAGCGCCACCAGTCTGCAATGGGCGCATGATTTCGTGACGCACTACACCGACCGCGTTATCAGGCTCATGGAGCGATCCATGAGCGTTAACGACTTCCACGATACCTGTAACCGGACCATCGAGGCGATCCGCAAGGCAGGCCTCAAGGGCGCCACCGAAAGCGAACTTTGCCGGGGCGTGGCAAAGCTGAAAGGCATGAAGCCCCGCGAACGGGAAGACGTTTTCCGCAGCCTGATCACAGACTACGGCATTGCCAAGGTGCAGCGCGAAGGGCGCGGGCGCCCGGCTATGGCTTGGATTTTCCCGACCGAACCCGACTAAAATGTGTTGCGCGCCCCATGGGGGCGGTGTAGGGTTTCGGTGTTGGGTGTTTAACTGAGGAGACATGAATGACGAATATCGAGGCTCTTTGCCGCGATTGGCTTGATGCCAAACGGCAGGAAAACGCGGCGAACAAGCGCCGCATTGAGGCCGAGGAACAGATGGCGCAGGCGCTTGATGTTCCTGACGAGGGAAGCAAAACCCACAAGCTGGAAGGCTTCAAGGTCACGGTGACGCAGCCTGTGGCGCGCAAGCTTGACGAAGCCGCTTGGGCCAAGGTGCAGCATTTGGTGCCGGAAAACATGCGACCGGTGAAGGTCAAGACAGAAGCCGACGCCACGGGATGCAAGTATCTGGCCCAGAACGAGCCTGCGATGTGGCGCAAGATTGCCAAGGCGTTTGAAACCAAGCCGGGCAGGATCGGCTTCAAGGTCGAGGAAGTCTAAGCATGGCAATCAACCTGAAATCCCTGTCGCGCCCGACTTCGGCGCGCCCGATCATCGCCACACTGTTCAGTGAGGGCGGCATGGGAAAAACCACTCTTGCCGCGATGTTCCCAAGCCCGGTTTTTATTCGGGCAGAGGATGGAACGGCAAGCCTTGACGGGCACCCGGACGCAATGCTGTTTCCGGTTGCCAAGTCCACCGCCGATGTTTTCGGCGCCATTGAGGCACTGGCATCGGAAGAGCATGACCGCAAGACGGTCGTGATCGACAGCGTGACGCAGTTTGAAAAGCTGGCAATCCGGGAAATTCTGGACAGCGAGACAAACCCCAAGGCCAAGAGCATGGCGGCGGCGCACGGCGGTTATGGCAAGGCATACGGCATCCTTGACAGCAAGCACCAGGAACTTCGGGAAGCCTGCGACTATCTGGCGACCGATTGCGGAATGAACGTGGTTTTCATTGCCCACGCGACGACAGAAGAACTGGACCTGCCGGATACTGACAAATACAGCCGCTACACGATCCAGTTGCACCGCAATCGGCAATACGATTGCGTCCATCACTACAGCAACAATTCTGATCTTGTGGCGTTCATCCGGCTCAAGACCATGCTGCGTGGCACTGACGGCGGCAAGAAACGCGCCATCAGCGACGGCGAGCGGGAAATCATCTGCTTTCCGGTGGCGAGCAACGTCAGCAAAAACCGCTTTGGCATCACGCAGCCAATTCCGTTTGATCTGGGCGCGGACTTCCCTTTTTCGCAATATGTGGCACGATAGGAGACTGAGAAGATGATGGACCTGAACGGCTTTGACGCCAACGCAGTCGAACCGAACCAACCGCGCGAGGCTCTGCCTGCGGGATGGTATAAGGTGGTGATTTCCGAAAGTGAGGAAAAGCCCACCAAGGCGCAGACCGGCAGCTACCTGCAACTGACGCTGGAAGTGATCGAAGGCGATCACGCTGGCCGGAAGGTTTTTGAGCGCCTGAACCTCAAGAACCCGAATTCGCAGGCGGTCGAGATTGCGCAGCGTAGCCTTTCCGGCATTTGCCGGGCAACTGGCGTCATGACGCCGCGCACGAGCCAAGACCTGCATGACAAGCCGCTGATGGCGAAGATCAAGGTCACGCCCCCCCGCGACGGCTACGAATCCGGAAACGAGGTGCAGGAATACGCGCCAGTCCAGAAGGCTGCGGCGGCTGCGTCTGGTGGCGCCGCCAATAAGCCCGCGTGGAAACGGTAATATCCGTCAAGACCTAGGCCCTTGCGGGGGCCTAGTGCTGGGTGGATGGAGGATTCCATGGAACTGTATGCGCGGAACAAAGAGCATAAGGAAAACAACAAGAAGTTTTTGGAGCTTATGGAAAGATACGACTGGATGCGGCCCTTTCAGCCTGCGCCAGAAAAGGCACCTTGGCATATTCAGGTTAGGCTTACCACTCGCATCGGCTACGATCTTTGGCTGAACTTTTGGCCGCATGTGGCCAAGGGCCAGATGGAAGGTGAAGCGGCTGTGCAGGGCTGGGATCAGGTTAGGCTTATGATCAGCCGAGCCATTGATGCTTGCCAAGACGATTTTCCGGTGGTCGAATAATGAACCTTGAAGACGTAATGACGCCGGAGACGGTCAAGGCAATCTATGCTCATTATGAGGAGAAGCGGAAAGACGCTAACAGACCGCATTTGGGTGGAAGTCAGATCGGCAACGAATGCGCGCGGGCGCTGTGGTTTCAATTCCGCCATGCCGATGCGCCAGCATTTGAAGGCCGGACGTTGCGCCTATTCGAGACCGGAGACAGAGAGGAAGGCAGGCTTGTTGCCAATCTTCGCGCGGTTGGCGTGACGGTTTGGGACCGCGATCCTGATACCGGAAAGCAAATCCGCTTTACGGCCTGCGATGGTCACTTTGCTTTGTCTTTGGACGGCATCGGAGAAGGCTTCAAGGAAAGCAAGCAATTGCACACCTTGGAATTCAAGACCATGAATGACAAGAACTTCAAGGCGCTGCAAAAAGACGGTCTGGAAAAATCCAAGCCTGTTTATTACGCGCAATGCCAGATCGGAATGCACTTGGCAGATATTGACCGCTGCGCTTTTATTGCGGTCAACAAGAATGACGACAGCATTTACATGGAGCGGGTCAAGCGTGATCAGGCCATTGGGATGCAGCTTGTTGCCAAGGCCGATAGCATCATTTTTGCAGACAAGCCGCCTGCAAGGCTGAATTCCGATCCGTCTTTTTATCTGTGCCGGTTTTGCGATTATCGGCACGTCTGCCATGAAGGAAAGCCGCCTTTGGTGAATTGCAGAACATGCGCGCAATCAACAGTGGAACGCGGCGGTGACGGCAAATGGTCATGTGCGGCTGGTCATGCTTTTGGCACGGCCTGCGACGAGCATCTATTCAACCCGTATGCGATGCCTTGGGAGGTTTACGACGCCGGGCCTGGATGGGTGGAATACACGACGCAGGACGGCGAAGTGATCCGCAACGAAGGAAATTCGCCTGATATTGCATCGGCGTGGGTGCCGTTCTAATGGCGAAGTTGAAACTTAGAGACTATCAGCAAGCCGCGATTGACGGTCTTTATGACTATTGGTCAACTGGTCGAGGTGACAATCCCTTGATTGTAGCCCCAACAGGCGCAGGAAAAAGCCTGATATTGGCAAAGCTGATTGAGGATGCTCTGGAATATCCAGAAACGCGCATTCTGATGTTGACCCATGTCAAGGAATTGATCCTTCAAAACGCGGAAGAACTGATCAACACTTTGCCGGGTGTTGACCTTGGTTTTTACAGCGCCAGCATTGGGCAAAAGCGGCTGGATAAGCGCGTCATTTTCGCGGGAATTCAGTCAATCTGGGAAAAGGCTTTTGACATTGTTCCGGCGCCTGATTTGGTTCTGGTGGACGAGGCTCACCTCGTTCCGAAAAACACTACCACCAGATACGGTAAGTTTCTGGATGATCTGAAAACGTGCAATCCAGATGTGAAAGTAGTCGGACTGACTGCGACACCATATCGGCTTGACAGCGGATATTTGCACAAAGGCGAAGGCGCTATTTTCGATGGTATTGCCTACGACATTCCTGTCGGGATGCTCATTGATCAGGGATATCTGTCACCTGTCGTCAGCAAGGGCGCCAAGGCCAAGATTGACCTGACGAATGTCGGGATGCGCGGCGGTGAGTTTATCGAAAGTCAACTCGCCATTGCGGCAAGCGATCCTGAATTGGTCAAGGCAACGGTGAAGGAGATTGTTACATTCGGCCAAGACCGGAAGTCATGGCTGATTTTTGCCAGCGGTGTTGACCATGCCAATATGCTGATGGCCGAATTTCTTGCGAGCGGGATTGAGGCTGAGGTTATCACCGGAGAAGACAACGGCACTGACAGATCGGGCCGGATCAAGCGGTTTAAAAGCGGTGCGCTGCGGTGCCTGATCAACGTAAACGTCCTGACCGCTGGTTTTAACGCCCCCGCAACTGATCTTGTTGCGCTGGTGCGGGCAACGGCATCGGCTGGGCTTTATGTGCAGATGGTTGGGCGCGGAACGAGGCTTGCCGATGGCAAGAGCGATTGCTTGCTTTTGGACTTTGGCGGCAACGTTGAACGGCACGGGTTTATTGACGCCGTGCGGGTCAAGGACAAGACCCAGAGCAAGGGCGATGGTGAAGCGCCAGCCAAGGAGTGCCCAGAGTGTCAAAGCATGGTAGCGACCGGGCTGCGCTATTGCCCGTGCGGATACAAATTCCCGGAACCTGAGTTGAACCATGGATCGAAGGCATATGGCGGTGCGGTCCTGTCCAGTCAGGTTGTGGCCGAGTGGGTTGACGTTGACGCGGCATATTACACTCGTCACAAGAAAGAAGGGAAGCCGGATAGCGTCAAGGTTACATATCACTGCGGCATGGTGACGGTGAGCGAATGGCTGTGCCCTGATCACGGGGGCTACGCGGCAAGCCGCTACAAGGCCAGAATGACGGCTCTTGGGGCAACGGCTCTGACTACAGATCATGCTCTGGCAGAGGCTTCAAAATCCTGGACGGTGCCTGACAAGATCAAGATCAAGCCGCGCGCTGATGATCCGAGGTTCAATGAGATTGTGCAGCTTGACTATTCAGGCGGGCGCAAGCCGAAGCCTGTTGGGCAAGACCTGTCATGGGACGGAGACATTCCAGAGGATGAAGACATTGATATCCCGTTCTGAGAGTGACGAGCAGATAGGATTTTTGGCTTGGTTCGATGCAGCCTTTCCCGGTGTGCGGATATTCCACATTCCGAACGGCGGGCATCGGGCTATGATCGTTGCCAAGAAAATGAAGGAGGAAGGTGTAAGGTCAGGCGTTCCTGACCTTTATATTCCGGCTTGGAAAATATGGGTGGAAATGAAGAGGGCGACAGGCGGTCGACTGTCTTCTGATCAGAAAGACTGGATTGAATACCTTTCTGGCCTTGGCGACGAGGTTATCGTTGCCAAGGGCGCGACTGATGCTAGCCGTCAGCTTTTGCAGGTTCTCCGAGAGCGGCGCGAAGCACAAACTCGGTGATCGACAGACCAGCGGCTTTTGCCGCTTCAATGATTGCGGAGTGCTGATTTTCAGTCAGCCTGCAATGGATAACTTTGGTTTTCATGCGCCGCCCTCTTGTGGTGTTGCGCAACACCTTGGGGCAAATCATGGCAACAATCAAGACGGGCGTTGTGGTTTTTGCGACGGAAGACACAAGGGAAGGTATTTTTGCAGCGCGGGAATGGCTGAATGAGAAATCGCTAACGAAAGAAGCCGTCAGGCTTTATCGGCATGACGGCTTGGTATTGGTCGAGACATTGCAGCCTACGGATATTTTACCTCCGCCTCACCAACCCTAACCGCCTCACATGCCTGTCCACGGTGTTGATATGGACGCCAAAGTGCGCCGCGATTTTTGGCCCTGACACGCCAGCCCGCCACATCTGGCAAAACGCGGCATCATCCTGAATTGCTGGCGCTGGCCCTGTCAGTCGAGGCGGCAATCCACGCCGCCGCGCACGGGCTGACACGGTGGCATATTGCACCCCGCCAATCCGCTGCCCGATCTCTGCCAGCGTCAGGCTTTTGTCATTCCACATGCGCGAAAATGCGGCTTCTGAGACTTTCATTCCACCTTCTCCATGCGTTTCCATTTGACCTTGCGCCCGTGCCTGTCCCGCGCCGTCCAAGCCGCCACTCTGACGGCATCCTCGCATATGCCCAGCCGTTCCGCCGCCTCTTTCGCGGTCATTCCTTCGTCGGCCAGGTCTGCCACCTGTTGCCAGCGGGGGATCATGCCGCCGATCCGAAGCGCATTGTGATGGTCACGGCATCGCCTGATTTCTTGACGCTTGCGCTTGCCAGATGCATCCCGCGCGCGTTGTTGTCCGCCACGGCTTGAACCATGGCGGATTTTGCTTCTGCGAGTGTCGGCTTGTTGATGGTGATGGTCATTTGCTTCCCCTCAGAATGCGCTTGGCCTCTTGGCGCGTGACGCCAAGCTTGCGCGCGGCTTCGGTGACGCTGGCGAATTTGCCCAGCGGTTTCGGCTGTGAGCCGTAGGTGGGTTTAGTGGTCATTTTGCCCCGGCATCTTGTCGATATTCCCGCGCTGGACGGTGAATGTCAGCGCCACCACCCACGGATTTGCATCCCATGCGCCGGGGCCGTGCAGGCTGTTCCAGAGGTCGCAATAGCATTCGCGCGGATTGCCGGGATGCGCGCCGTTCGGGCGCTTTATGGTCAAAGCAAGCACTGCATCGCATCCCTCCGCCATCGCATCCGCCGCGCTGATGTCCTGCAACCGCTGCACCCGAACATCGGTGACGGTCAGGGTCAGGCGGCTTGCCCATCGGGGCATGTGGATTGAGGGGCGGGCGCGATGCCAAAACTGTCCCGCGTGTTTTTCTGGCACAGGACCATCAGCCGGAAACCAGATTGCTTTATTGCCCCAGTCGCGCGGCGGGTATTCGTTCACTTCATAGGCATAGGGGCCGATGAACGCCTCCCGCACCCAGAGCCGGTCGCCGGGGGTGTAGGGCAGCGGCCACGACGCGCCGACGCAATCATGGACGCCATCCCAGAACCAGACGTATTGCTTGTCAACCAGCATGTCTGGATCAAGCACGTTTTGGTGCGAAAACTTTGGATGAGCCAAGGGCAACACCCGCCTGGTCTGCGTCTTCCGCCCGTCCAGCAGGGCGCGCACCATCGGCGCGGAAAAGATGATAGGTCTGTCAGCCATTTGCGTCTCCCAACTCCGCCGCCGTTGCGGCAATCCATCCAAGTGCATCCGGCCATCCGTCGCGGTCCATCGGCGACCCGGCCCGTTCTGCGGTGATATATGCGTCGAGGCGGTCGGCCCCATCGTTGTAGAGTGCGGTGATGGTCATGCTGCGCTCACTGTCTGCATTTGGGCTTTGTCGGCTGGTGGCGGTAGTGGTGAAACGCCGAAGGGCGGTAATCAACCGGACCATAAGCGTCAGCCCCACGAGGGTCGGCAATCCCGCAATCGACTGCGGCGGCATGAGCTTCGCGCTCTGCCTTGTCAATATCCATGCCGATCCAAGTCAGGTCTGTGCTGTTCTTCTGGATGGCTCGCGGCGTCATACCGTCATAAGACTTGCCGCTAAGCGCGGACTGGCGCTTTCTCATGGCGATCAGGCTTTTCACAAATGCCTGCAACCGCTCAAGGTCTTCTGTCTTGCTCATATCATTCTCCTGTTGCGTTCCCCCGGCGTTGATCGGTTAGCGCCTGTCCGCGCCGGGGGTCTGGGGTCCATACGAAACCGCTTTGCGGCTGTTAACGGCGGCGCACGGCCAACCGATCCGGCAACCGCGCCGGATTTCTCAGGATTTGGCCATATCCTCCGGTCCAAGCCCCATTCCAGCCGCGATTTCGGCCAGTTTGACGCGGGCGCGGCGCTTGCGTTCTTCTGCGACCATGGCGTCCAAGTCTTCGACTTGCCACAGATCGACAAAGCGCGCGGGTCTGGTGAAGCTGGTGCAGCCCCAATCCCAGCAGGTTACTTCGCCGTTGGTGTGGTATTCGATGGCCAGCGCGGTTTCCAGCTTGGGGCCGCGCTTGCCGTTTCTGTGGCGGCTGACTTGCGCCGGGTCAGTGCCCACGCGAGCCGCGAATTCCAGGCCGCTAAGGCCGTTTTGTGTGAGGTATGTTTTCAGGTCCATGCCGAACCATACCGCGCCGGATCATTGCGCGCAAGTCAATTTATCACTTGTGTGTCGGTTGCAGTCGTGGCATGGTGGCGAGGAAGCAAGAGGAGATTGCACCATGAAGGCTATCAAAGGATTTGACGCAAACCTGCAATGCCGTGGGTTTCAGTTTGAAGTCGGGAAGACCTACACGCACGAGGGCGACGTGAAGGCTTGCGAGGGAGGCTTCCACGCTATCCCAGAGGATCAGCACCCGCTTTCCGTATTTGAATACTACGCACCGGCTGGATCACGGTTTTGCTTTGTCGAAATCGGCGGAAAGACCGAAAAGCGCGAAGACAAGATCGCAGCGCAGATTTTGACGGTTGGCAATGAAATCGGAATTTCAGGCCTTGTTGCTGAGGCCGTCGCGTTTGTCACGTCGCGCGCAAAATTGGAAGGTCAGTCTGCAACGGGCACTCGGGGAGCGGCTTCTGCAACGGGCTATCAGGGAGCGGCTTCTGCAAC